GAAGGCGTACCCTTCCAATACGGATATCCAGAACGCGTTCTACCCGGATCTGCACTATGTGATCGTCTCAGTGCCAGAGAGACGTCTCAAGTCGTTTCGGATCGCGGACTGGACGGTTACCGAAGAGGATGTAATTCTGCTGCGCTGATGGGAAGGAGCAGGATGGAAGATCGGGAGAAGCACAGGCATAACAAGGATTGCCTCTGGGGCTGGTTCTGTACCCATAGGTTGACCCAGGACGACTTCGAACTGAAGGCGTAATTGAGAGGAAGGGCATATGTACCAGGTTGAACTCCATGAGGGACCCGCCAACGGGCACCAGCTCGAATTGCCTAATTTGCCCTTTGATCTCAATCGGGTAACTTATGTCACGGGCCGAAGTGAGATCGCAAAGTATCTCCCTGTTGATGAGCTCAAGACCGATGAAGGCCGACACATCTACGAATTCCAGGGGTATGTATGACGAAGTCTTTCTCTGCTCTGGCCGTGACCGCTGTTCTGGGCGGATCCCTCGCCTTTGCTGCGCCGAACGCGTATGCGGCGGATCTGGTGACCGCGCCGAACGGTGACAAGGTCGTTTCACAGCAGGTTACGAACCGCAAGGATGACAACGGTTGGGCTCGGGATAGCTTCAAGCGCGTCGCGACGATCCACCACCTTCAGGGGAACCAGTACTCCGTTGTCATCGCGGACAGCGGCTCCTTCAAGACCGTCAAGGGCGAAGAGACCCCGGGGGACAAGGATGGGGCTGCTAAGGTCTCTCGTGAGCTCTCCGGGACGTTCATGGGTGGCGGGACCTACACGGTCAAGGGGAATCTGAAAAACGACGATAAGCTGCGCAAGCTTCCGTCTGCCTTCGACGATTCGGACGGCAAGAAGATCGAGACCGGCGACTGGGCCAAGCAGTTCTTCGGGCCGAAGGCCAACTCCAGTGGCATCGAGAAGTGGACCTGGACCTATCGGACCGCTGATGAGCAGATGGACCAGGACGAGAGCGGGATCACCGGGAATATCACCGGGAAGCTTTCCTCTCGCCTGGAGATCGGCCCGGTCTGCTCGACCAAGACCACTTCCCGGTACTTCGTCAAGAACGTCCGGGGAGACCGGCCGCGCGCATTCAAGTGGGCCACCAATAACACGAACGGCGCTAAGGGCTGGTCTTCGGCGAAGTGGTCCAGCGAGATCGCTCCTGGGGCGACTCTGAACTTCACGACTGGTCGTGGTAGCTCTCTCGCAGTCCACTACTACGATGGATATGGGAAGCTCTTCAAGGTGTACGCCTTCCTCCCGAAGGCAGCTTGTAAGTAAGTCCGATCGCAGATAGGTCGCTGATGGGGAGACTTCGGTCTCCCCGTTGGCGGATCTGGAGGTTCAATGAGCTGGGGAGTGATGATTATGGTTGGCTGGGCGATCGTTATTACGGCCTTTGGGGTCTGGGAGATGAGCCACGATGAAGAGTCCTAAGGGATCCAGCGTCTTCTGGGCCCTCTGGCTACTCGCCTTTGGGTTCTATGAGGGCCAGGCGATATTCAACGCCGCAGAGGGAGATACCTTCTCGGAATTCTGGTGGATCCTCTTCAAGACCAATACCGATATCCCACTCTGGTGGAGCATCGTATCCCGGGTCGCTGTCGCTGGCTTCGGAGTCTGGCTGATCGGGCATCTCGGGTTTGGCCTCTGGGGCGGACCTCGTAAGTGGGACTGGGGCTGGCTCACCGGGAAGCATAAGGGCCCTTACCAGTCCTTCAAGGGAGACAACGTCCCTCCGGACGACATCACCAAGATCATCGGTGAGAGCGTAGCCGAGGTCGGCCCGCTGGTGGAGGATGTCGAGGGATACCCGAAGTGCCCGGGTTGTGGGAGATACCTCCTGCTGATGGATGGCCATCCCAAGGATTGGGTCCACACCTACGATTTCACCCCTATGTGTTCGCTGGATCGGGCCGGATTCCTCACCGGTATGAACGGGCATCGCTGGCGGGACACCGACCAGTTCTCTGAATGCGCTAACTGCGGCGCTCTATTCGGGGGATGGAGGGGATCCCAATGCCAGAAGGCTCCACTGGGGACCGACTATCGACTGTAGAGATCCAGAAGAGGCATCGCGTTCTGACTACGGGGGATTACACCGGGCTCTCCAGAGAAGAGCTAGAGATCCGGCGATGGGATAGTTATGCCTATATGAATGCGCTACACATCTCACCTCTGCGTTATCACTCGATATCTTGTGTCTGCTGGAGATGCATAAGCAGCGATACGGAACTATCAGCAGGAGAGACCCATCAGATGATCATGAATCCGGAGGGAAAGCCTTGCGCAGGATGATGTGGTCCCACGTACGGGATCTAGAAAGCAAACTCCGGGAGAATGGGGAGGCCGATACCACAATTCGCGAGGCCGATTCCCTGAAGCACCTTCGTGCAGAATTGGGGATAAGGCTTCAGAGGTCGGTTAGCTCTACTGTTGGGGATCCGGGATCTCCAACGAAGCTCGAATGCAAGCCGGACGAGAGGCATGAAGGTGCGTAAGTTTCTGAAGAGAATGGGGATCCTCGCTGGCCTGTTCGTGGCCGGGGCTGGAATCGCCCTTACTCTGGGGACCCGACGGGTCAACCGACTTTTCGAAGTGGAGATCATTGCCGATTTAGGGCCGGACTTCGAAGAGTCGGAGGATAGAATCCTCGCTTGAGTGATCGGTGGCTTCAGGCAACGAAAGTCGATCACTTGTGAATAACGCTCAGACCCGCTGGGAGGCTGTTGTCTGGGCGTTATTCCATTCCCCGGTAGCTCAATATGGCAGAGCATTGGTACTGCGCGGTGCCAAGAAATCGGTTCGGACCCGATCCGGGGAGCAATGAATGCCGGGCTATTGAACAGGGCGATATGTATCTCCAGGGGTATCAATTTCTCCTCACAGGATATGCTTTCTTCGACTGTGAGGCATGCCGACGTGGGCGCTGCGAGGATTGCTTGCCAATTCCTTGGTGCGAATGTATCCGCATAGGCTGCCTCGGCTTAATCCGATTGAAGGAGGAGGCAGATGGCAAAGAGCCAGCTCACCAGAGGACTGGTCGCCGGTAAGACCGGGCCCATGATCCGGATGGGGACCAACCCCGCGATCGTCAAGGGTCTGAAGAACACCGAGGCTCTCAAGGGCCTGGCGACTCACGAGGCCAAGGGGAGTACCCCTAGGAAGTCCCGTAGTGGTCCCTCCCAGCCGACCGGGAAGGGTACGGGCCGGAAGGTCTCCGGTGGCGGCAGAATCAGCGGGGGAGGGATCTAAGCCTTGTGGGCGCTGTCCTCCTGAAGTCCTCCCTCTATGATGAGGTCGGCTGGAGGCCGCACGAGGGCCAATTGCCCGTGCTGAAGAGCGATGCCCGGTCGCGAGTCCTTGCGGCTGGGCGTCGCTTCGGCAAGAGCGAAGTTGGTGCTTATGATCGGCTTCTGCCTGAGGCATTTATGGCATACCGGAATCGCTACCAGATCCTAGATCTTGGACAGCGATACGAGTACTGGATCGTTGGGCCGGAATACACCGATGGGGAAAAGGAATTCCGGAAGCTTTACAATGCGTTGAAGCGGCTGGATGTGCCGTTCGATTCGAAGCGGGATACGGACGGCATAGGGACCCGGTATAACGCTGATTCTGGGGACATGGCGATATCCCTTTGGGGCGGGGCGTATTACGTCCAGGTTAAGTCCGGCAAGTACCCGGATTCCCTGGTTGGGGAAGGGCTGCGCGGGGTGGTCCTTGTCGAGGCCGCGAAGATGAAGGCCAGCATCTATGACAAGTACGTCCGGCCGACCCTTGCCGACTATCGGGGCTGGATGTTCGCTGGCTCTACTCCGGAGGGCAAGAACTGGTTTTATGAGTTTTACCAGAGAGGCCAGGACCCGAAGTTTGCCAATTGGAAGTCTTGGCGCGTCCCGGCTTGGAAGAATCCGTATGTCTACCACAAGGAGACGACGGATGCGGGCATCGCGCTGGCTCGGAAGATCCTGGACCCGAGAAGCAATATCGATCTGACCCCGGAGGTCGCTGCAAATCTGGCCGTCGATGAGGAGATTCTGGACCTCATGATGACTATGACCGAAGAGCGATTCAACCAGGAGATCGGTGCGGACTTCTCGGAGTATGTTGGCCGGGTCTTTAAGTCTTGGGACGAAGAGATCCACGTAACAGATCTGGAATATAACCCCAACCCTCGCTGGTTTACTTGCGCCGCAGCTGACTATGGGTTTACCAACCCGTTCGTTTGGTTGCTTATCCAGGTCGATGTGTGGGGCAATATCTACGTTCTGGACGAGATCTATGAGCGCGGGATAACCATTGAGGAGGCCATTGCTCTGATAAAGGAGCGAGATCTGTGTCCCTCCAATATGAATATCTTTTACCCAGACCCGGAGGATCCCGGAGCCTCAACGCAGATATCCCGGAAACTGCGGGTCAAGATTGGCGGGAATACCGGAGGACGGCGCAGAGAGCGCATTGATCTGATCCGAGCTGCTCTCAAGCGCGTACCAGCGCACCTCCCTAGCGACCATCCGGAGAAGAAGCCCCGTCTGTTTGTTGATCGCAAATGCAAGGGCCTGATTGCGGATATGGATGCCTATCGCTACCCGGATACAAAGGGTGAGCGAGGCACCAATGACCCCGAAGAGCCGATGAAGAAAGACGACCACGGGCCGGAAGCCCTTGGCAGGTTCATGCGGGGATACTTCGGGGCTGGGAACTTGGACGGCTCTAAGAAGACCGGATTGTCTACAGCGAGGATGGGGTAATGGCGATTAGGACGACGTACCTGCAGAAGTCGTCGGTAATGGAAGACGGAAGCGTCTCGGTTGAGGCTTGGGAGCTTACAGAAGACCAGGTTGATTCCTTTAACCATTGGATGAACGAAGAGCTGGGATTGGACCTCGGGAATCCGCATTATGAATTCCTGTCGTCGGCCGAACAGGCTCAGAAGATCGCGGATCAGAGCAAGCCCTTGACGATTATGGTCCAGGGGATGGACGAAGCGGGGGATGACTAATGGCCAACGTCGCAAACCAGTGGGTTAATGCAAAGCCGTATTTCGAGGCTCTACCTTCGCACGTCACTGGTGACGACCAGGACCGTCTTGCGGCCTACAAGCTTTACGAGTCGATTTTCTGGAACGAACCAGCGACCTTCAAGATCACGCAGCGCGGGGATGATGAGAACCCGGTCTATATCCCATCGGCGATGAAGGTGATTGAGGCCACTAACCGGTATCTGGCCAAAGGCTTCGACTACAAGATCGAAGGTGGGTCTGATGGGGATCGGCAGGCCGTATCCCTGGCGATGAAGACGCTGTTTCGTCGGGAGAAGTTCTACACCAAGTTCAATTCGATGAAGCGGTTCGGTCTCGTCCGGGGAGACGCGCTCTGGCACGTCATTGCTGATGACACTAAGCCAGCGGGGAAGCGGATCTCAATTCACGAGCTGGATCCCTCCAGCTATTTCCCGATCTATGACCCGGATGACATCGAGAAGATCACTGGCTGCCATCTGGTAAGTGAGACGAAGGATGAGAAGGGCGACACGATCATCCGTCGCCAGACTTACCGGAAGGAGGACACGGGCAAGATAAGCAGCGAACTGGCAACCTTCAAGCCGACTAGCTGGGACGACCGGAACCTCATACAGTCTCCGCAAGCGCCGAAGATCGAACTAATCCAGCAGCTAACTACCAAATTCGAATTGCCTGCCGAGATCACAAGCCTCCCGGTCTACCACACAACTAACGATTACCAGGGCGGACTGATCTTTGGGAATAGCGACCTTCGCGGTTTCGAGCGGATCATTGCCGCCATCAACCAGGGTGTCACAGATGAGGAACTAACGCTGGCTCTTGACGGTCTGGGCGTCTACTTCACCAACCTGCCACGACCGGATGGCGGATGGGTGATGGGTCCCGGGTCTGTCGTCGAAGGCGAAGAGGGCCATACCTTTGAGCGAGTCAATGGAGTTGGCAGCGTAAAGCCGTCGCAGGACCATCTGATGTTCCTCGACAGAGCCCTCAAGGAAGGCCGGGGCACGCCGGATATCT